CCCATTCTGGGAGCTCCCGAGCTCAACGGGCTTTCAATGTTGACCCCTCTTGCTGTAGACGCTATGCGTCTCTCTAAGGTTTGTAGTATGGCACGCAGTTCTCGTACTCGTACTCGCGCTTCCGTCTACATAGGCGGAAATGCGACCGGTTATAAGAACGGTGTCCCGAGTGGTATCAATGTGAATCCAGACAGGAGCTCGTATTCGAGCTCGTGCACTGATTCTCATGGATCCCCGGTGGTTGATAGTCCTTTTGATTCGAAGCAATACACTGGTGTGTATCCTTCGATCTCAGGGAAGATCAGACCTACCAATACTACAGGTACCGACGAGATGCGCTATTCTAGATTCTCAATCGCGGGGTTACCGTTGGCGATGACTGGTGTCACGCCTATTGCAACTCCTTCTGGGTGGATGCTCGACTTGGTTGCTGGGACTAATCCCAGTCGCCCTGTCGTCAACATTCCAGAGTTGGTTGAGGATCTATGGGACCTTCCTAAGGCCCTCAAAAACTTAGGCGATCTAATCCTGAATCCAGGCTCGAAGATGAAGCCGAAAGGCCTCGCCGGAGAGTACCTGGGTATTCAGTTTGGATGGCTTCCGTTGATTGAGGACCTTACCAAGTTGCTGGATTTCCAGCGTTACGCTGACAAGCGTAACAAGGAATTACACCAGCTCTACTCGGGGAAGGGCATGCGTCGTCGCCTTAAGTTCGGGGATGATACGACTAACGTAGTTGTTAATACAAGTACTAGTATTAACACTTCGGTAGTAACCCAAAGCTGTTCGCTTCAGGTTAAGCGTGAGCAGTGGGCTACCATTCATTGGTATCCTACGACTCCGCCTCCGTATCATCCGGATGATGCTAAGTGGAACAATCTTGCCACCCAGTTAGTCCTTGGTGCAACTCCAGAGGCCATGGCTAATGGTCTCTGGAAAGTGCTACCTTGGACCTGGTTGATAGGATGGTTCACCAATATCGGCAAGTATACACTTGCCTATTCTTGGACTGTGCCAGCGACTCACGGAAACGGATGTTTCATGAATCGTTGCACATGCACTTACACATCTGCGGGTGTTTCCGCTTCGAACGTCACTGAAAACTCTTTGAGTCACAGTGGCTCGGCGATCCTTACGAGGCGACTGAGATCAGTCGGCTCGCAAGTTACAGCAGGCGTGAACATGCCCTATTTGGACATGTTCCGACTGTCCATCATTGGTGCGCTTTTCACTCAAAAGTTTATGAAGTGAATCGCGCTCCTTGATGAAAGGCGAACTCCTATGCTCGGCTCTACGCTCACTATTACTATGGATGGGTTGGGTGGCACCCCTAAGGTGTGCCCTCTCATCAACCAAGATGGTTACTCGTCAGAATACTTTCTTGACGAGGGACTTGTCACGTACCGCGCGAAAGTGCGGCATTCTCGTGATACGGTGAAAGCCGGTACACAGCCTTTTGATCGTCACGTTGTGACGTTCACTCGGTTTGTGAAGCCGACCGCTTCACTGATTCTTGGTTCGCAATCCGAGACTATCTTTACGATCCGAACGGATCCTAACGGTGTCTCAAGTGATGTCATTGACATCTCCGATGCGATGAGCTATTACATGCTCAAAGCTGGTGGGATTGCTGCTAAGTTGCTTGGTTGGGAATCCTAAGTAGGTTTCCCTCCCAGGCATGGTGAGCGCATCTGCTGAGCCGTAGACGCCTGCTCTGGAGTTGATCCATGACAGACGCGAACAGCTACGCAGAGTTTGTCCTAGGCCTGTTCGCTGCACAGTTTAAAGACTGTACAGCGTTGTACCCAGCACTTGCCAAGGAGTTCGAAAGGGATCTTGCCCGTTTGCGCTCCGCGGTCGATTGTCATGGTATCCGGTTTGCACTGGACACTATGCCAGCATGGCGTAAGCACTTCGATATGTGCTTGGCCACGCAGCGCCTAACCCCTTCTCATACCAATAACTTTGGTACTTTGAAGGGGGGGATAGTCCCTCGTTTTCTACGGGGATTAGTCCTGCGCGTGTTCGACCTTAATGGCATCTTGAAACCAGATCCTGACAAGCAGGCAATACGTTGCATAAGGCAACTCTTAGGAGTTGCCCGTAAGCTTCGCGTTGACTGCAAGCCCAAGGCCCGCAGTGATGCGGTCCGTGAGTTTGTCAGGACTGACCTCGAGACTAGATTACCCGACCTTGATTGGTCAGGTAAGACTAGTTTCGTCGAATGTGGAACTAGTGGGGTGTCCATGGTGGACATCGTTCCTAGCTCCGATTCTTCGAAGCAGATGGTTCTACCCATCTTCCCCGAGGTCCCGTCTCTGAATTTCAGGCACGCTGAGTGTATTCAGCAGGTTGCTGACTTCATCTCATCGTGTCTGGGGGAATATCTCCCTGCAGAGACGAGGTTTCGACATGGACCTGGCGCTGTTGCAGACCGTGGGTTTGGAACTCATAAGTATGAGTTTCACTCTTGGCCTGCTAGGCTTGATAGAGTCTTTCCAATGGCGGACTTTGCTTGCGCAAATTACGCTGATTGGTTCGACTCATCATTATACAGATCTTCCGAACGTGATACTCATAGAGAGTATCCCGCCAAACTCTGCGCAGTACCGAAAACTTTGTCGACTCCACGGCTTATCGCCTCGGAGCCTACAAGTCTTCAATGGTGCCAGCAGAGCATTCGGGATTTCCTGTATACTCGGGTCACTAGGTCTGTTCTTCATAATTTTGTCGAGTTCGCTCGGCAAGATGTGAATGGCAACCTAGCACTCGAGGCCTCCCATAGTCAAAGTCACTGTACAATTGATTTGTCCAGTGCCTCTGACCGTATATCCTGTTGGCATGTGGAGAGACTGTTTCGACAGTGTCCCACTTTGCTGGATGCATGCGTAGCTTCTCGCTCCGCATTCATCAGACAGGATATCTGTAGAAAAACTCCTGAGTTTATTCGACTCAGAAAGTACTCTACTATGGGTAACGCCACCACCTTTCCCGTACAGTCCTTATTCTTCCTTGCCATTGTCCTCGGATCGGTGCTTTATGCACGCGAGAAGAGGGTATGTGCTAGGGAGATCTGGGCTCTCGGAAGAGATGAGGTCCGGGTCTTTGGGGACGATTTAATCGTTCCCACAGACTGTGTTGGGGCCACTATTGACGCGTTGATCGCCTTAGGTCTTAAGGTGAACGAAGCTAAGACTTTCGTTACCGGAAGGTTTCGAGAGTCTTGCGGCGTTGACGCCTACGACGGTGACAATGTCACCACTGTAAGTGTCCTCGACGTGCCAAGACAGGCCAAGCCTGGATCCATCGTATCAAGCGTCGATGTCCATAACAATCTCTGTTCAAGAGACTGGCTATGGTCGTCTTCGTTTATACGGAAGACAGTCGAAGCTTCACGTTTCCGTTGGATTCGTGAGGTTACGCATGGATCGGGCTCTTTCGGATGGTACCCTAATTATATAGATGAGGCTCTTCCACTTAAGTCAAGGTGGAATCCCGATCTACAGATTAGGGAAGTACGCTGTCTTGTACAGTCTGTCAAGACTAGGGTACGTCCGTCCGAAGGCAGCGCTGCTCTGCTTCAGTTCTTCACTGAAGCAGCTAAGATAGTGGAGAGGAGATCTTCTTCCCTTCATTATCCATTGCAGCGAGCCAAGTCATCGTTAAGACTTGGCTGGGTTCCCGTTGGTTGACCGTCCCATAGTGGGACGGGAAGCTAACGGGAAGGGTGGG